AGAATGTTGGTGGTAAAATTTTAAGTGCAGGTAAAGGTCTTTTAAGTAAAGTTGGTGGTGGAGCAGCAGGTAAGGTTGGTGGACTTGCGGCTAAGTTCTTAGGTCCAGCAGCAAAAACTCTTGGTCCAATAATGAAAACTGTAGGACCAAAAATTGCTAAGTTTGCTGGTAGAATTCCTATTCTTGGTCCTCTTATTGTTGGTGTTGTCTCCATTATGTCAGGAGAACCACCAGGTCAGGCAATATTTAAAGCACTTGGTGCAGCATTGGGTGGAGCACTTGGAACTTTTATACCTATACCTGTTGTTGGAACATTACTTGGAGAAACTGTCGGTGTTTTTGTTGGTGATTTAATTTATGAATTGATACTTGGTGGGGGTGTAGAAGCAGTTGGTAAGAAACTTAAGGATACATTTAAGACATTTATTGAACCTATATACAATTTCTTTAAGGATGGTTTTACAAGATTAATTGATGATTTCCCAACTATTCCCATACCCGATTTTAAACCAGCATCTATATTTGCAGGTCTTATAGAAAAAGTTCCTGGTGGTGATAAACTTTTAGAATTTACTATTCCAAAATGGGTACCTCTTATAGGAGGTATGGGTATAGGAGGTATTTTAGAAGGTCTTCCAGGATTGCAGGAAGTTTTAGGATTTTTTGCTAAATTTATTCCAGGTCTTGGTAATTATGTTGAGGGTGGGAAATTAACTAAGATTCCTAATCTCTTCTTACTTACTCCTCCTGGAGCTCCTTTCCTTGTCCCACATATTGCTAGTTCATTTTTACCAGGAATATTTCCTTCTGCTGGTGGTGATCCTCCTCAACCTGCTATTGAATCTGCACCACCTATGAAGAGTGCTAAGGCTGCTAAAGAAGAAGAAAAGGAAAAGAAAAAAGAAGAAGCAAAACAGAAAAGAGAAGAAATAAAAGCAAAAATTGGTGGCGTAGTAGGTAAAGTTGGTGGATTATTTAAAAATATTGGTAAAGGTATTAAGGATATAGGTGGGAAAATTATAGAGAAACATCCTGCGGTAATGGCATCTAAGGCAGTAAAAGGTGCTTTTACTAAGAAGAAAGGTAAGATTGGTAAGGGTGGTAAGATTGGTAAGGGTGGTAAGAGTTGGGAAGAATATAAGAACTCACGGGGATATCAACAGAGAAGAGAAAAGATTAATGCTATTAAAGGAGGATCTACCTTTAGTCCAGTTAATGAAGCATTAAATAGTAAAGGATTGGAACAATTTGCTCCTTATGAAAATACAGACTCTGAGGTCACTACAGTAATTAAAGAAGTTCCTATTCTTGTTGGTGGTGGTTCTTCTCCTGCTGAAAATAATGAACCTATTATTGCTGGTGGTTCGAGTGGGGGAGGTAGTAATCCATTTGCAGCTTTGTATCGAGGAGATGGTTAAATAGTATGGGAGGAATATTCTAAAATGGCACAGATAAAAACCAGACAGGCGACTGGTCCTGGTAAAATAAAAAATATACAGATCTTTTCAAACACTAATCCTAAGAAAAGTGTTTTTCTTACAGATCTTATAATAGATAGTTTTAAGTATTACGAAAGTCTTTTTCAAGATGTAATACATGCCTCTGTTACATATATTGATGGTGGAACTGCTATTGATAAAAAGGGTGAATCAGCAACAGCAGTAGCAGGATTGCCTATAACTGGTAGTGAAAAGGTTAATTTATTATTTGAAGATCCGAATGGAGAAAAAATTGAAGTAACTTTATATGTTAATAATGTTACTGAACTAATTGCAGATTCTACAAAATCTATGGTAACTTTAAGTATGAATTCTATAGAGATGTTTAATAATGATAAGATAAGATTAAATAGAAGATTTGATGGTAAAATATCTGATCATATAGAAAGGATTTTAAAAGGTGGTAAAGGTGAGGATGGAGATTCTCTTATCAATAAGGAAGTTCAAGAACCCGAAAAAGAAAAGGAAGTTCATATTGAAAAAACTGTAGGCGAATATAATAAAGCATTTACGAATAAAAAACCATTTTATATGATGAATTATTTTTCAACCCGTGCAGTTCCTGAAGGTGGACAGGGAAATAGTGCTGGATTTATTTTATGGGAAACTTCTAAAGGATTTCATTTTAAATCAGTCGATAAACTATTTGGACAGAAAGTAAAAAGGAAAATAATATTTAACGAAACTCCAGGAAATCCTCCTAAAGGGTATGATATTAAGGCATTAACATTTATAAAAGAAAATCGTAATGATATAAAATCTAAATTAGAACAGGGTGCATATTCGACTCGTCTTATTACGTTTGATCCATTTACTTGCAATTTTGAAGTATCTTATTTAAATGCTGGTAATAAAAAACAATCTGGTCCCAGACAAAAAGGGAATGAAGATGCTTTAAAGAAGGGGGGTGATAAATTTCCTAAGTTAAATCCAGCAATAAAATCGGCAAAAGGTGGTCAAAATGATTTTTCACGTACAACATTTCAAGTACTTGATACGGGATCTATTCCTCAAGGTAAAACTAAATCTGGTGTTGATCAATCTCAGGACCGAACTGGTGGAAATGAACAAGTTGATAAAAAGGAAGATAAAAATGCTAAACCAGGAGAGACTTTAAATCAAGCTATTATGAGATTGAACCAAATAAATACTATGAAAATTTCTATGACTCTTCCTGGAGATTTTACTTTACATGCAGGAGATGCAGTTAGAGTAGATTCTCCTCAATTGTCAGTGGCATCATCTAAAAGATCTGGTAAATCAAGACCAAAGGTTGACGATCAGACTGGAGGGCTATATATTATAAGGGATTTATGCCACTATATGACCAAAGATGTCACCTATACTAAAATTAATGTAATTAGGGATTCTTTTGGTAGAGAAGGGTAATTAACTGGAGGACCGAACTATGACAACTAAAGTACCAGACCACGATTTGGAACATGAAGTTTATGTTGATCCTAAAGATCATAAGGAACATGTTAATCATGGTATGATTGAATACACAGAGGAAGATTTAAAGCTTCATAATGATGCATTCCATGCTCATGAAGAAAATGAAGAAAATCCTGGTGGTGCTAAGATAAATGATTGGCATACACGGCATGAGGATCAACATCTAGAAGTGTATTGTGATAATCACCCAGATTCATTTGAGTGTAGAGTATACGACGATTAAAATATGGAAGGAGGTTCTTTATTCAATCCAGGGTATCTTGGAGCAAATTTTAAATGGTGGATTGGTCAAGTCACCGATGATGCTTTTTGGCGGGATAATATAGTTCCTGGAAGAATTAAGAAGAAAGATGGTGAATCTGGATGGGGTAGAAGATATAAAGTAAGAATATTAGGTTTACATGATCAGGGGGAAACTGAAATTCCTTCTGATCAATTACCTTGGGCAAATGTAATGTACCCCATTACAGCAGGTGGTGGTCAAGCAAGTACTGTCCAAACACCAGCAATAAGGCAAGGTAATATTGTCTTTGGATTCTTTATGGATTCAGATAATGATGAGATTCCTATAATTATGGGAATTCTTGGTAATAATGTTCAAACACCATTAAATACTCAAACTACTGCTAAAGATCCAAAAGTAACAAATAATACTCCAGGTAGTTTAGCAACTAGTGGATTTGCTAAAAGTGTTGATCCACCAGATGCTACATCTACTCCATCTCCTCCTGATAGAGATTTAATAACTGATAAACCAAAAGAACCTTCTGCTCAATCAGAGGCTGCTTCTCTTAATCCACCACCAGGAGTAGGATTAAATCCTTATGGATTAAGAGCAGATAAACCTTTAAATAAACAACAGCAGCAGGATGTATCAGAAGCTTTTCAGCATACTAGAGATTCTTCTAATGATACTGATCAGTGGCTTGCTGAATCTGGTACTGGATTTGTTAATTGGGCACAGTTAGATGGTGCAGGAATTCCTGAGTCTGTAAAGAATAGAATTAAGAAACAATATGTTGCAAGTTATGTTAGAGAACGAGTAGAAGATAGGACTGGTTTTGCGGATTCTCCACAATCACCTTCACAACCTGGAGCTACTATAGAATCGGGAGCATCATCTCCACAGATGCAGACTTCTGCTGATATAAAAAAGGATGATAAGTATAATAAGGAAAAAATTCCTCTTCTTAAATCTGATACTGAATCAGCAACAAAAAATATACAAATAGCTGTTGAGAATCTTACTGCAAAACAAGAAAAAGTTATGAGCGCACAGCAGCAATATTCAGATGCTGTATCTAATCCAGAAATAGATTTAGAAAAAGAGGCAAGTGATACAGCAAATGAGATTGCAAAATATCAAAAAATAATTTATAATAAAATGATGGAATATAATTTAAAAAAATACAATAAAGAACAGAAAGCTAGTGTATCTGCTTTACCTTCCTCTAAGAGGTGGCAATTTGCTGATGTAAAAGAAGAATTTACTGTGTCTACTTTAAAGGAATATAATAAAATAACTGATGCTCTTGCTGATGAAACACGAGGTTCTTTACAACAACAGATGGATGTTGTTAGTGCTCAGGCTCAAATAAATGCTATTCTTGCATCAGATGGTAAGAAGAAGAGGAATAAGCGTACTATTAATTATATTGATCCTTATACAGGAGAATCAAAAACTGTATCAAGAACAGGTGCTTTAAATCCTGGAAATCCAGATGTTCGTTATCCAGATGTTAGTACTTGTTATGCTGAAGGTATTGTAGCTCATTCTTTGGCTAATAATCAAGAAACAATTGATAAAAATGTTAATCAGAAAATGATTGAAAATACTGCTGACTTTATGAAAGATATTTCTAAGGAAATGGAAAGATCAGGTGCTGGTAAGCAAGCAAAGAAATTAAAAGGTATAACTCCAAGTATTAAAGGTAATATGGTTGCTGCTATGCAATTTAAAAATACTAAAACAAACTTTTATGATTTTGAACCTGCTCGTGAGGAAGCAGTTTCTGATTACTATACTTTTGGAAAGGGTGGAGAAGCACAACCTGAAACTGCTCAACCTAGTCTTGATAGTATTAATAAACAAGCTAAAGAGTATTCAGGCATTAAGTTACCTTCTCAATCAAAACTACCTTTCTTAGAACCTTCTAAGAATCAAGCAGATTTGGTATTTAAAGAACATTTTAAAAATAAGGTAACATCAAATCTAACGGCTGTGGATGTTGCGGGTCGTACCTTTAAACAATTAAAGAAAGATGGTGAATTTAAAACTGATAATTTAGGTGATATGACCTATGAATTTAACAAATAAATAATATAACATGGAAGGTCGATACATTTAAATGGCTATAGAACGTAAACCAATACCAAGATCAAGTCAAACAAGTTTCTCAGAAACCGAATGGGTTAGTGAGGCTCCAAAGAGATCTGGTTATCCTAAATTTGAGATGTTTTCTGAGCCAGATTGGAAACAGATTCGTGTAGGATATATTGATCCAGATAGAGGATATATAAAAAATGCCGATCTTTGTCAAGCTAATGCTCATGCAAAATTAAATCCAGGAGCACAATTTATTATCCAGAACAGAAAATCTGTTCGATATATGAATATAAATGAAGTTAATTCTTTAACAAATTCAACTTATAGTAGTAATTTAGGAAGTGGTGAACCTTGTTCAATTGATTGGGCTAAAGATGATCCAAATCCCCTAGTCTATTTTGCTGGTGGTGGTGGAGTAGGAGCTGCTGCTAATCCTGTATTTGGTAAAGATTCAAAATCAGTTATTGCTCTTCATTTGGCAGAAGGTGGATTTGGATATAAGTATCCTCCTAAAGTAATTGTTAAGAGTAAAACTGGTGTTGGCGGTGGAGTAGTTGCTGAATCATTTTTAGGTCAAGTTCATACTGGAACAGAAGTTTATGGAGAGCAAAGTGATATTGAAAATTATTATCCATCAGACAATCAGGTAAATCCTGTTACTGGGGAGAAGTTTCCGCATAATTTAAGTCAAGAATGTAGTGGTACTTTAAATAATGTTGGTTTTGGATCTGTTTGGGATTCAAAAGGTAATCCTGTTGGAGAATGGAAGCCATCTTTTTATAATGAAGTTTTTGAGGATCCTTTTAAGAGAGAGATATTAGATTATCAAGAATATCTTAGAACTGCATTGAAACCTTGGTTTGCTAGTAAGAGACTGCATTTGAGATTGAATAGGGTTATAGGTAGAGAAAAACAGTTGGAAGGTGAGTTTATACCCGATAAGGTATCATGTTCAGGTATTGATAAAAATGATGATTATTATTATAGTAAGATAAAGAAATTTTCTGGTACTTCAACAAAAGTATATGATGTAGTTGCAAATAAATGGGGTAAATATGAAAAAGGTGATCTCACTGCAGAAGGAAAATATGATTCATCATCTACCAATGCGGGTGTAAGAGAAGTTGAGTTTAAAGTTTTTGTTCATGTAGCTACTGCTGGTTTACATAAGGAAATAAAGGGTGGATTGAGGTTTGAATTTAGAGAAGTTAAGGATTCAAACTTATTAGCCAATCCTGTACAAGTTGGTGATATGGGATCACAATCATATGGACCTCATAGATTTTCAATAAGTGTGGATGATATTAAAGAAGATTCTATTAATGGAGGTATGGTTGTAACCAAAGATGCTAAGACAGTTTTTAGAAAGGTTAAACCAGGTACTTTATATCATGTAATTTCTAGGGGTGAATGGAAGGGTAAAAAGACCGAACAGGGACTTTCTAAGAAATTGGGACTAAAATCTGATGAGCGTCAATTAAAATCAAATGATCCTTTAAGTGATCAGTCAAAAGTAGGAAAAACTATTTTCGCAGATTTACTTGCATCAGCAAACGATGATGATGATTTGCAGGTAGAAGCGGAGATTGGTCAATTCACTCAGGTTAGAAAGAGATTTACTGAGGATGGAATTAAATTTAAACAACCAAAATCAGAACTTAAATTAAAAACTTATACAGATCCTCATAAATCTAATTATGGAGAAGCTACAGGAGAATGGGAGGAAGTTTGGAATCGTCCAAAGGGACACTCAACATATGATTTATTTTATAAAGTAAGTAATAAAGATATTGATGATTTTAATAGTACAAACGATAAATCAAGTTCTAAGAATAAAGGTAAAGAACCTGATGATTCATCTTTTATGAATAAGTATGCTATATCACCTGTACCAACATCTGATGATAAAGGAAGTGATTTTGCTAATCAAATGTTTAGTATTGAATGGGATGAACCATTTACTATTTCAGGTAATTATACTTTTAGAGCACAAGCTGATGGAGAATGTTATTTTTATATGGATGGAGTACCTATTGATATTCATCCAAATAGATCATCACCTAATAGAATAAACAGTTATACAAAAGCTCCATCAAAATGGAAAGAATTTGTTAGTGTTCCTAATGATGATAAGGGAAGACCTGATCCACTAATAAAGAGGATTAGATGTGATATTACTAATAGTCCAAGATTGGAAGATGTTGTTATTCAAGAGGATACTTCAGGAGATGAATATATACCTGATGCTGGTTCTCAATTCCAAGATATTGATTTTGATGTTTTCTCACACGTTACTACAAAATGGTCTGGGTGGGATAAAATTGATGCAAAAACATCTAATAAAGTTACTTTTAGGAGTGTTGATTCCGCTAGTTATACTAATAAATTTCATCTTGTAGAATTGTTGGGCAATGCTTCAGATCCAATAGAATGGGTAAATTTGCATCCTAAGAATAATCCTATTAGAGTTTGGCCTCCTGGACTTAACAATCAAATATTTTTAGAAGACCATCATGGTGATGATGCTAATGGAACTGTAACCATAATGACTAGTGGTGGTCAAGTGGTTGCCAAATTTAGTGATGATGGTAGGTCGATTTATAGAGTTGGTAATAGTAATGATCCTGTAACAATTAAATATTCCTGGAGGGATAATGCCCGTAATCATGCAGATGGTTTTAAAATTAATGGTGTATTCTGGAACAATAAAGCACCAGGTTATAGTGATACGGGTAGTATGGAAAAGACCATTGATATAAAAGGAAGAGGTGGAAATTCTTTTAAAGAAATTATGGTTTTAACTAGAACTGAGAGTAAAACAGCAGAATTAAAATCTGGTGTTGATTATGGGTGCTTTTTTACTAGTTCTGGCAATCAAGGTAACGTTACTGCTCATATAGGTATGAATTCAGTAGATGATAGTATAAAGACTTCTTCTACTGGAAAGACAATAGGAATGAATGATCAAGGTTTCTCTACAGGAGGAAGACATTCACCACGTAATATGGTGGTTGAGTGTAGTAAAGGAAGAATTCGTAGTGCTGATGGTACTGATGATACTGGAGATTTTGGACATTTAGCTCAACCAAGTAATTTTAAGCAAATCCTTTGGAGTATGCCAAAGCAAGCACCATCAAAACCTATTGATGGTACTAATGGATTAAAATTTACTTTTAATGCTGTAGATGGATCTCATTCATTTGAAGTTAAGTCTAAGGATATTCATCCTGCTATAAGTTATCAAAAAGCTACATTGAAAAAAATGACTAAGAAGGTCAGAGTTAATACAAAATATATTGTTCAGGCAACTCAATTAGGTAAAAGGGGAAATATAGAACAGGGTCTTATAACGCAAATGGGACGGAAACCTAAAGAAGTTAGTTATAATGCTAAATTATTACCTTCTACACGAGGACAATTTATTTTTGCTGATGTAATTGGATCAGGAAATGATAATGATGATATTCAAGTAGGTACTTCAAAAGGATATTTTACTGCTTCTAATAAAAGAGCGTTACTTAAAGGTCAATCGGGAAAGGGGGGACCTGGTGGCACAAATTATGACTTAGAATTTTATTATAAAGTAAAAACTAAATCAAATGAAGTAATACCATCAGGAGATATTACTTTTAAAACGGAGAAAATTTTTAATACTGTTGCTGATATTAAGAATGCAAATAGGGATCTTTATAGAATTAATTCTTATGGTGGAGGTGGATTTTTAAATGAGTCTGGAGTATGCCCCTTTCCTGTAATAGAAGATTTACAGAACTCAACAGTTAATGATAATCCATATGCAGGTGAGCATAAGATTGTATGGAATAATATTAAATTCCCTGTTGATGCAGATTATAATATTAAGGTAGCAGTAGATGATGCAGCTGTTTTAAAATTAGAAGGACCTAATGGTGTTACTACTATTAATAAAAGTGGATTTGCATGGGGTAAATCTACAGGTTCGACTATTTTTAGACAATATCTTAAAAAAGGAAGTTATAAACTTACTGTAACTTTGATACAAAAAGAAGGTGGTAGATTTGGATTTAAAGCATTAACTCAGGCAGAAAGACAGCAAAGGAAAAAGAATATTTTTGATTCAATAAAACCTGCTCCATTACCACCTCCTAAAAAGACATCGATGGTTACTTTTACAACCACATCTGCAGCTGGTTTTACCAATTCTTGTACAATTGCTGGTATTGTTAAGTTAACGAGAAATGCAAAAAGTACCCATGAAGTAGAAGTTGGAAAGGAATATAATGTTTCTTTTGCTAGTTCTGGGTATGGGGGTTCAAATAGCAAAATACGACTTAAGATGGCAGATGGTGGTAAAAAGATTAAGATGGAAGACCATACTGATGCTGATTTTAATGATCTTGTATTAACAATTAATGGAGGAAGGTTTACTGATATAAGGGATAATAGATTTGTGACATATGTTGGTGGTCTTACAGATGGCGATGCTTCTCTTGCACCACCACCAGCAACTGGACCTCAAAGTGCAGATGATATTGAACTTAAAGGTATTAACCCAATGGCAGTTGCTATTGATATAAAGGTTAAGTATGGAACAGGTAAAAAGGTTAAGTCACAATCATGGAATGAGAATCCATTTGGAGTAGCTTTATCGATTGAAGCACCTATCAAAGCACCTCCTCAAGACGAGAAACCTTTAGCTGAGGGAAGATGTCCTCGAAATCCATTCTGGACTACTAGATTTCCTATTGATAAGCAAACTGCAACAGAAACATGGTTTCCTGTATATCTTCCACCAGGTAAAGATGGGGATCGTTGGCATGAGTTTATGAATCAGTATGCTATGTCACCTATACCACCTATGGATGATAAGGGTACTGATTTTGGTGGACGGTGGTATACACAAACTTGGAAGGAAAATATAGATTCTCCTGGATGGTATACTTTTAAAGCAATGGCAGATGATAATATTAGATTTTTTATAGATAATCCAATTTTTGGTGGTAATGAAGAAATAACTTTCTTTAAGAAAGATAAAAATAACGCACCTTGGGGTTCTTTACAGGAACCACTTCAAAAGAGTGTAGAACTATATGCAGGTATGACTACTTTTGAAGTCTGGGTGAAGAATATATCTACTACTAAGTATGATACAATAAAGAAGAAGGTTTTTAGTGCGAGAGATTGGGTAGGTAAAGGTCTTAATGAAGATGATTTTGATGGAGGGAAGTATGATAAGCATAAATTGAGAAATATTACATTTGATGTTTTTTCTCATGTAGCTAAATCGGCTTCTTTTTATGGTAAGGAACCTCAAAGGAAAACAACGGATGTTACTTTTACATGTACTCATGGTGCAGATTACCATAATAAATTTTACGTAGTTGAATTGTTGGATAATGAAACTACAGATCAAATAGAATGGGTAAATTTACATCCTAATAATAATCCTATTAATGTTCGTAGTAATGGCACTCATATATGTTTAGTAGATGATGATGGAAGGGATTGTAATGGAAATGTTTATATACAAAGTAATAATGCTAAATTTAGTGCTGATGGTAGGTCGATTTATAGAACTGGTACTGGTCTAGTAAAAATTTATTATCAATGGAAGGATCATGGTCGTAATCATGCTGATGGTTTTAAAATTAATGGTGTATTCTTTAATAATAAAGCAGCAGGGTTTAGTGGTAGTAGAGGAAATATGACAAAGGAGATTGAGGTAAAGGGAACAGGTGGTAATCCTATTAAAGAAGTTCTGGCTTTAACTGGTGCTGGTCCAAAAGTTGGTGCTGAAACTAAAACAGTAGAGTTAAAAACTGGTGTAAACTATGGTGTATATTTTACCAGTTCTGGTAATAGAAGTAATGTTACTGCTGAAATGACTAATAATGGAGAAACAATAGGAATTGATGATTTAGGTAGAGGAGGATCAAAAGCAAGAACGAATATGGTAGTTACTTGCTCTCATGGTAAGTTCCGTAGTAGAGATGGTACTGATGATACTGGGGTGTTTGGGCATACACCATTGTCAAGTAATTTTAGACAAGTTCTTTGGCAGGTACCAAAGTCAGAAACTGGATTGGGAGTAGCTTTTGATAGACCAGAAGATGAATTACAATTTACTTTTGTTGAGAAAGGAGGAAAGCATAAGTTTACTATTTCTGGTAATGAACTTAAAAATACAACAAAGGATAAATCATTATTTTTATCAAATACAAATTCTTCTTTGAAAAAGAAGATAAAGATGAATACAAAATATAAGGTTACGGGATCATTTAAGAAGAAGTCTGAATTAGTAGAGCAAGGTCTTATAAAGAAAATGGGAAGAAAACCAGAGGAAAAAGATTATAATGCTAATTTATTACCTTCTATACGAGGATCTTATATTTTTGCTGATGTAGCTACAACGGCAGATGAGAATGATGATTTGCAGATCGGATGTACTGAAGGATATTTCACTGCTTCCAATAAAAGAAAACATACAAGAAAGGGTAGAGGTGATACTTATGATTTAGAATATTTTGTCGAGTGGACTCCTCCTGCGGTTACTCTTAACGAATATGTTACGTCTGGAACAACTAAGAATGGTGTAACTTATGAGGGACCATATCTTTTCAAATACAATGATAATGGTTGGAGTTCTTATATGAATAAATTTGCAGTATCTCCACTTGATGATCCCAAACAATCTCTAAATTCTCCTGATGATAGGATTCTTGGAACTAAAACCTTAACATGGAAAAATGTTGATTTTAAGTTAGATGGTAGATATAATTATAAGTTTATAGGAGATGATAAAGCAAAATTATATGTTGGTGGAAAATATATTAAGGAGACAAGTAATACATTTAAGTCAAAAAACCCCGCAGAAAAAACTTTTAATATCCCTAAAGCAGGTAGATATGATATAACAGTTGAGTTAACTAATACTGGTACAAATGGATTGTGGTTTGATAATCCATCAGGAATGGTACTTGAGATTACCACAGATGTTCAAAAGGTAAGATATGATGCAGATGGAGTTGTTGATAGTAAATCATGGGCAGAGAACCCAGTAGGAGTTGCTATGGAATGTATTCCCCCTCCATGTGCAAAAGAAAGAAATGGTGAAGGAGTTGTTGATGATCTTTTAATTATTGATCCTGGTCCTGGAGAACTAGTACCACCAGAAGAACCTGGAACTCCAAAGTATCCTGTTACTCCTAAAATAACAACTTTTATAATAGACAAACCAGGAATTAACTATAATCCAAATGAGAAATTGAGAATTGGTATTGGTTCAAATCCTCCTATATGGAGAGATATTAAACTTGGTAATTTTGGTGAGATTGAAGGTATTGTTCCTCCTGGAGATCCTGTTGTTCCTCCTGGAAGTAGTACCGAAAATATACCAACAGAAGATTGGCCTGATCTAAGGATAGAAGTACCACCTCCCCCAGGAGTAACCCCACCACCTCCAGGACTTCCTCCTGGAGATCCTGGAGATCCACCACCATCAGTGACACCACCAGCAAAACCAACAGGAGTTGGTGCAGTTATAATCCCTAAGATTACAGTAGAACCTCTTCTACCACCAAATATTGATCCAAGAACTGGATTAGTTGTTCCTGAAGATCAAATTATTCAGGTTACTGATTTAGTTGGATTGAAACAGACTGGATGGTATGATGGTCGAGCATATTATGGAGCAGTATTCTATAAGAATGGTGTTAAATATGCTGGATACTATGAAACTGCTGGTACATTAATTCAAGTTTACGATTCTAAGCAAGAAAGCATTGATGCGGAAGTTACTACACCTCCATCTGCAATCCTTAGACAGGGTACTGATGTTACTGCTGCTGATCCTAGACTTAATATTCCAGGAACTCCTCAATAAAATAATTATTAAAGACTATGCCTAATGAACCGATTAATATAAACGAAGCTTCAGCAACCGTTAAGAATACGGATGCTGATCGTTTAGGGAAAACTGCTAAAAAGTCTTATACATCTCAGACTTGGGGAAATGATCATGGAGCTATTACTTTAGGTAAGATTGATTATCTTGGTAGTGTAACTTCTGCTTTTGCTGTAGAAGCAAAAGATGGTCGTCATCAATTTTCTTTAGATAATGATGGACCTAGAAAAGGATGGACATGTTCGACAAGTCCAGGAAATTTTCAACTTGAGTGTGGTAGTGATAATGTTGAAGCAGAAGATAGCTTGTGCTTAGAAGCCAAAAATGGTAATATTATTATTAAGGCACATAATGGTAAAATTAGATTGCAAGCTACTGATATTGAATTAGTTGCTGCTAGTGATAAGACTGAGAAAGGAAATATTATTTGTAGTGCCACAGAATCTTTTATGATTCATGAGACTAAAAAGGTATTAATCAATGCATCAATAATGTATAAGATTTCTACTAGTGGAATTGGTCAAGTTACTGCAAATAGTGTTTTAAAAATATATGGTTCTATAATCCGTGGTGTTACTGATGCATGTTCCGTTAAAGATTCTAAAGTTGGTGGTAAACGTTATGTTGAAGAACAAAATCAAGACGAAACTACTTAGGAGGTAATATGTCTTTTAACTTCGATGATTTAAGTTGTGGTGGACAACTTCAAGTTGGAACAGGAGTTGTCCCAGCTATTGGGGTTGGTGATACTAAAATTAATGGATCTGCTCATGTAGAAGGTCCAATGGTTATTGGTCCTCCTCAATCATATGGTTCTGCTGAAGCTACTTTAATGATAGCAGATCTTGCTAATGCTGATCCTGATTCATCATCTGCACCTCATGCACTTAAAGTCACGGGAGGATCTCCAGATGCTGTATATATTCAGGGTGATATGTATGTTACTGGTGCGGTAGATTGTCTTTGGAAGGGTAGACTTGCTTCTAGATTTGGTACTGCAGACGGTAAACCAAAACTTTTTGATATAGATCACCCAACTAAAGGAGAAGGTCATCGTCTTGCACATGCATGTATTGAGGGACCAGAAGTTGGTGTATATTATAGAGGAAGATTAAGGAATAAGAAGGTTATAGAATTACCTCATTACTGGAAGGGATTGGTGCATACTGATAGCATTTCTGTTCAGTTGCAACCGATAGGTGCTCATCAAGATATTATTATAAAAAGATGGGATGATGAAAAAATATATTTGCAAGCAAAAGCAAATTTCCCAATAGATTGTTTTTATCATGTATATGGAGAAAGAAAGGATGTTGATGGTCTTGTTGTAGAGTATGAAGGAGAAACTTGGGAAGATCATCCACAAAGGAAGAAGGGGGATGTTACTGAATGGGAGAAAACAAATTCAACTTCTCATAATACTTGGACTCAATAACTTGACTTCTATTTTATTTTCGTTTATACTATTTAAGTAATTGGTCTAGGTTTATGGAAGACGAGTATTTGACTAAGTGTGTAGTAGATCCCTCAAAGAGAACTGTCTATCTATATTCTAGTGAAGGTGATGAGAAGGTAGTTGAATGTGATACTGTAGATGAATTTATGAATGTATTGAGTTTTGTGAGAGATACCTGTCCAGAAGAAAGATTGTCATATGCTAATCCTTTGCCAAAGTAATTTATAACTTAATAAATAAGTTATGGATATTAAACTCTGGTATTCTAAAAACATGAAGCAGTGGCGTTGGACATTGTTGGATAGCCAACTGCGATCACATAAAGCTGGACAAAAGTATGATCTACGTGAAGCAATGATTGAAGTTGCTACTACAGTAGAAACTATGATAGATAATGATGAATACAGTGGTCAAGATGAGTGAAGAAGAACTAGAGAGTGAACGATGGATTGATGATGACTATAATGTAGTTAATCATTATTATGAAGCAAAAAGAATGCATCCTAACATTCCTTTTTATTTGCAGGATGAAAATGGAGAAACATTTGTATTTGGTTGGGATTTAATCTATCAGTATATTGCAAAACTTACAGAGGGTCCACGTTACCCAGATTAGTGATGCTTTTTTTATGATAAATAATCCATAACAAGAACTATAGTGCTAATAAGATGGGTCTCTCACGATTAGAGAATTTTCTAAAATCTGCTAGAGGAACTATCCTCTATGTAAATCCAAATGACTTAGATGCGACAGATAGTGTTGAGAATCAAGGTAATTCTCTTACTCGCCCATTTAAGACTATTCAACGTGCTTTGATTGAATCCTCAAGGTTTTCATATCAAAAGGGGATGGATAATGATAGATTTGGTAAGACGACGATTGTAATATATCCTGGCGAACATCTTGTTGATAATAGACCTGGTTGGATTCCTGATGGAGCAAGTAACTATAGATTAAGAAACGGTACTGTATCTAATGACTTACCTGCATTTGACTCTACATCAAACTTTGATCTTTCTTCTGCAGACAACGAACTTTATAAACTGAATAGTATATACGGTGGAGTTATAATACCAAGAGGAACTTCTTTGGTTGGTATGGATCTTCGTAAGACTAAGATTCGTCCTAAGTATGTTCCTAACCCAACGAACGATAATATAGAGAGATCAGCAATATTCCGTGTAACTGGTGGATGTTATTTCTGGCAGTTTAGTGTCTTTGATGCAAATCCAAATGGTACTTGTATTACTGACTACACAACTAACGAAGTTATTCCAAACTTCTCTCATCATAAATTAACTGTATTTGAGTATGCTGATGGTGTAAATGCTGTTAGTATCAGTGACGAGTTCCAGACTTATAGTACTACTCGTACTGATTTGGATATGTATTATGAGAAGGTTGGTCTAGTTTATGGACAATCTTCTGGTCGTGCAATCGAACCTGATTATCCTTCTGCTGGAATGGATATTCAACCCAAGATTGATGAATATAGAATTGTTGGTTCTACAGGTGCATCTGTAGGTATTTCTAGTATATACGCTGGAGATTCAGCAACTGCAACGACTAAGATAACTGTTACTACAGCATCTGCTGTTGATGGATTGCAAGTAGATACTCCATTCCGTATTTCTGGAGTTACTGCAACTGGATATAGTGGACAGTTTGTTGTTGCTGAGAAACCAAGTTCTACTGTAGCTGTATATAATGTACAGACTGCACCTGATGATGCTGCTCCTTCTTCTGCTGGTGCAACATTAGCACTTACTTCTGATACAGTAACTTCTGCATCACCATATATTCTTAACGTATCTTCGAGATCTGTTTATGGTATGTGTGGTTGTCTTGCTGATGGAGATAAGGCAACTGGATTTAAGTCTATGATTATATCCCAATTCACTGGTATTGGGGTACAGAAAGATGATAATGCGTTTGTAATATACAATAATTCTACACCTAAGACTGGTGCGTATGATGATAATAGCAATGCAACCAAACCATTAAGTACTGATTCTAAGGCAGTACATAAACCTTCTTATAGAAATTATCATATTAAGACAGTAAATGATGCAACAATTCAGAACTCATCATCATTTGCTATTGGTTATGCTGAACACTTCACTGTTGGAAGTGGTGGTGACATCTCTATGTCCAGCTCAAGTTCTAACTTTGGATCGAAAGCACTTGTAGCAAAAGGATTTAAGAGAACTGCATTTAGTCA